AAATCAGACTGCGGTGATGTACTTGAATTAGCTTATTGGGACAAATCAGGTAATTACATACAAGCAGACTTAGACTTTCGTAACGATATGGTCGCAAATAAATTACATAAACCACTATCATACGAAATAGAAATGTCTGCTACTACCTATCGTACATTCACTGTGACCGCTAACAATGTAGAAGAAGCAGAAGAACTAGCCTTCCATGCTTTAGACAACGATCCTGAAATCAGCGGTACTTGGAAAGACGAAGCACGCATCGTCAGCCGCACAGTATTAGCTACTAATCAATCTTAACAACACCTCTTTTATTCAGTAGTTAGATTAAAAACCCACAGCCTCGTCAGCCTCAGCTGCTGACGGGGCTTTTTTTGTACCGAGTACTGCTGCCGCTAGCTTACTATCATTGAGGCCTACTCTCTAATCTTAGTTAGATCTTTCCTTATTACATGCGGTGAATCATGAGAACTTCTTCTCTGATTCATCTAACTAATAAATAAAAATACTCAATATGACTACATCATACATCGTATCCAAAGAAGATCGTGCAGCTCACAGCTCCAAGATCGAAACCTCCGTTACTCCTAAAATCCTTGCGGTCTACGACCTCAACGATGATAAAATGCACTACGGTATAGTCGGAGACACTGACACAAGTGTCAGTCTCCCCGCCCACACCATCTCCGTCAAGACGAAGAATGGAGAAAGAACTAGCCGCTGCTTTGACGACAAGCTCGAAAAAGCCGGGCTAGAAAAAGGCGACGCTTTCGTCGCCGAATTCGTTGAAAGAAATGGCTACGCCAATCTTTCAACTATCACAAAAAAGTAACCAACAAGTTGGTCACCCGGGGCTAGGTCTTGCGACCTAGTCCCTTTTTTTGCTCCGAGTCAACACATTGACTTATCGCCACTGCCACACGATATTCTGCATCCAGACTCTGAGGGATCAAGGGACTCGCACGCTCGTCTCTTGACCTCCTCAACCGTCACTGGATTCCGAATCTAGTGCGTCAATGACGCTAAGTCGTTGACTACTAGTCGGTTACTGCAGTCAATCCACTAAAGTGTATCGACTTTGTACCCTCGGTCGACTCCGAGTCGTACTAATAGTCGATCCCCTCTGTCGATGGGCGGTGCAACGCACCCCCCACCTCCCGCCGGGTACCAACTATCACTACCACTCGCACTCGACTATCAATTACTAAAATAAAAAAGAAATCTTTTAGGGCCGCTTTCCTCGGGACCTGTCGAAAAAGAAGAAAAATTTAAACATGTCCGGTTTGATATGTTTACGCCATAAGCAACCGCTAGCCCCCCGGGTACCAAAAAGTTACATTGTATCGCAAAGAGGACTCCTTTTAGCGTATGGCAAATAAACAAACTACTCGATTGCGTGAAGATGTACACAAGTTCATCCACGACGATGACTTTGAAGCAGCAGTTGCAGCCCTTCGGGATGGACTAAAAGCCAAACAAACAGTCCGTAGAAGCCGCGAAGACGGCCAAAGAGGTGTAGATTACGAAGAAGTACCTAGTCATACTGTCCGAATTACCGCCGCAAAGTTGCTTTTAGAGTACGGATTCGGAAAACCGGCTACGCGAGCCGAAATTACCGTCTCGAAAGACACCTCCAGGGAGGTCAGTACCGCCGATATTCTGTCCAGATTCCGCAGTTCGGGCATGGATTTGAACGAAATCGTCGATGTTTACGCAGAATCTGTCCAAAACGAGCCAATTTTGATCGAAAATGATGAATGATTACGAGATAGAGCGCCTTTTAAAAGAGCCTTATAACGCGGATGATGTAAATCCAGAGCCCGAGACCCCTAATTACGACCAAAACGCTTTAGCCTTAGCCCGTACAGCTTATGGCGAAGGCCGAGGAGAAGGGGAAGAAGGCATGCACTTGATTCAAAAAGTCATTAAAAACCGTGCAGAGTCTGGCGGCACTTATAACTGGCCAAGAACTGCCTATGAAGTCGCGCATCAACCAAAACAATTTAGTGCTTGGAACCAAGACGACCCGAATCGGGCTAAAATGCTGGAGTTAGATGAAAATTCCACAGATCCGCATTTTACAAGGGCTTTAGAACTTGTAGATAAACCGCTACCTGAAAAATTGAATCAGTTTAAGGACGCGGATCATTACCACACGAAAAAGGTAAGCCCCTCCTGGTCGAAATCCGGTAAATTACGGAAGCTTGGGGAGCATGGAAACCACATCTTTTACACCACCAAGCCAGGAACTGGCATAACCCCCGCCGCAAATTTAAAGGGTGGGTTGAATTAATTCATGAACCCCGAAAAACAATTTGAAAACGAGCTCTCCGCGGTGTTTGTCCGCTGGTGGGAGGAGTCTGACATTGACGAAATGGACATGGCTCGCATTGCGGTAAAAGTAGTTGATCGCTTCTGCAGCGTAGACATTGAGTACGAGGGCCTGGATGACGACGATGTAGACATCGAATTCGAGCCAGAGGACATCGAAGACTGATATGTTCGATTTAAAAACAATCAAATGGATGAACACTGATGAGCAGATCCGCGTTCGTCACGTAAAAGCGAGGATATTGAACCGTGCCAGCAAGAAAACCAAAAGGTAAAAAGAGTACAACATCGAAGAAGGGGCCTTGTTGGAAGGGCTACCAAGCAATCGGTATGAAGAGTAAGGGTGGTAGAAAAGTCCCTAACTGCGTACCTAAGAAAGGATCGAAAAGGGGGAGGTAATTATGCCAGCTAAAAGAAAGCCGAGTAAGCCCATCCGAAAGACTACGAAGGGCAAAGGAGCTAATTACCGAACTGTCAAAGCTGGTGCTGGCATGACGAAGAAGGGTGTCGCCGCATACCGTCGCGCTAATCCCGGAAGTAAGCTCAAGACTGCTGTAACCGGAAAGGTTAAACCCGGAAGTAAAGCGGCCAAAAGGCGTAAGGCTTTCTGCGCAAGGAGTAAGAGCTGGACTGGCGAGAGGGGTAAAGCTGCCCGCCGCCGTTGGAAGTGCTAATGGAAGAGTACGATATAGAACCCTTCATGCCCGCCGTCAGCCCTGGGGCTCCGGTACCGGCGCCTAAGTATGTTCCTTTTAATTACGCCAAAATGACTCCGGGTAATTATTTTTCACACACTCTGGGATGGGGTAAGCATTCAAAACCAAACATCGACGATTTTTACAGGAAAGGAGTTCGAGTAACCGAGCTACCGCCAGAGATTAGAAAAGTTAAGATGCGAGGAGCTGGCTTAGAGGTTTTTAAGCCTACAGCGTGGAATCAAAAGGTGGTTCCAGAAGATTTAGGTTCGTTGGACCAAAATAAGTACACGGCCCTGAGATTAGGTCGGTCGGAGAAGCCCTTCGGGAGGGGGAATGTTTTACCAAGACAGGCTCATGTAGAAAAGGAACTTCTGAATACGCCTCGCCGAACACCGAAAGCCGATAGTCCAACAGTAATATTGAAAGGAGATAGAGCGATGTTTTTTAAGCCGGGGCCTGATTATAAACCGGCTAAGGGGGTGGCTGAGCTACCTCCCAATCGACCCTACTCAGGTTACATAAACCCAAAAAGAATCGTAGGGCATTTCCCCGCGGGGTCCACTGAAATGATGACCAAACCAGGAATGGTGACAGGCAAAATGCCTATGATTCGAGGGTTTGGCGGGGGGTTAGTTGATATGTTTATGGAAGGCCCCGCCCTACAGGAAGCTAAAAACAATCCGTTGACTGGTATGGGTAAAGACGAGCGCGCAAGAATAGAAGCCGCTTACGAATACGGATTATGACCGAGGATAAGACGCAACAGCTCCAGGATCTGATTCGTATCGATCCTGAGGTTTGGTTCAGTACATTTGCGGTAATCAAGGACAAGCGGGGTAGGGATATCAAGCCCAAGCCGAATACCTTGCAGAAGCGGATGTTCGCACATTATCGAAAATGCCAGATCGAGGATAAACCATGCAAGATGATCATCTTGAAACCTCGGCAAAAGGGTGCGAGTACCTGCGCGCAGGCTTTGACATATCACCATATGCGCAAGCATCAGACCCTTGCCGGCTCCTTGATGGGTGATATCAGCGGCACATCGGACAAGGTTTTCGAGATCTATCGCCGATATGCTGAGAATGATCTATTTCCATGGGAGCCTGATGGGGCTTCTAGCGTATTGGATGGTGGATCCTTGGTTGATTTGATCAAATTAAGGAGCGGTAGCCAATATGGTAAGGAAACCGCTGGATCTAAAAATGCTGGAAGATCGGGAACGATCCAGGTTGGTAATATGACTGAGGTTGCATTCTGGCCTATGCAGGGAGAAAGAGACCCTGCTCTTGGATATTTGCAGAGTTTATATGATGGGGACAATTTATCCTTGGTCGTCGCGGATTCCACGCCTAATGGCCCGGCCGGTTGGTTTTATCGTACATGGGTGCAGGACAATGAATGGGCCAAGATCTTTGCTGCCTGGTTTGAATTTGATGATTCGATCGTTCCATTTGAATCCGAGGAGCATAAGCAGGACTTCATTGATACAATGACGGAGGATGAGAAGTCCGAGCTGGAACGATTTGATGTAAACTACGAGCAATTGCATTGGCGTCGTCGCGTCCTCCAGGACAAATGCAATGGCGATATCAGCAAATTCCGGCAGGAGTATCCGAGCGATCCGGAGGAATGTTTCCTCATGTCATCCCGCCCGAGGTTTCACACTGCGAATTTGGATAAGATGCTTAAGGCATGCGATAATGTACGGTGCCAAATCGGGTCTCTTACTGTTCAGAATGACGGGAAGAGTAGCAGCTTCAAACCTGACCGTGCGGGCGAATGGAAAGTATATGAGGAGCCTGAATACGATTCCAAATATTTGATCTCTGTCGATACATGCACAGGGGAGGACCAGCAGACACAGGGCTTAGCTGCGGATCCTGACTACCATTCTGTACAGGTTTGGAAAGCACCTTTTGAGGACTGGCATGGTAACTGGCATGTTCCGCGCTTGGTCGCCTTGCACCACAGTCGTTTGGATATTGGCATACTTGCCCACGAGGTAGAAGCTGCCGCCCGGTGGTATGGAAATGCATTTGTTATCCCGGAGGTTAACAATTCTGGTCTCGCCTTGCTAAAATATCTGCTCGATATGGGGCTGACGGTCTATCGCCGACGGAAGTTCAATGATTCCATGGGCATGGTGGAAAAAAGCTTTGGGTGGTCCACGGACAAAATTACCCGAAAGACCGTTATCGATCATTTGGCCGCTGAATTAATTGAGGAAAATCTGGATATCCCGGACGAGGATGTACTTCGCGAGATGAAAACATTTATCATAAATGAACGGGGCAAACCGGAAGCTGCTCCCGGTCACCATGACGACCATGTTCTCGCCGCCGCTATCGCATTATATAACATTGATAGCGCAACGACATACAAACTGCCGAAAAAGAAGAAGATTACTAATCGCATGCTGCACAAGAATCCAAGCATGCTATGCCCCGACGGCTTCATGCGCGTGCCTCTCAATGCATTGAAGAAGAATTACAAGCGGTTGAGACCCTAAAAGGGCGAATCTAACCTCTCTCCATGGCTGAGAATATAAAAGATCCTATCGATAAGCTTGCCGAGTCACGTAATGTACCTCGCGAAGAAATAGTTAAAGAGCTTAGAGAGCTCGATCTTGGAGCGGTACAGCCAGACGGAAAAAGATCTGGCGGATTCGCGGAGCTTTATGAAAAAGGTATCTTCTTACCTGGCTATGACAGGGCAGCTCACGAAGCATTTGGTAAAGCTCTGGGAAGCGATCAGGATCTATTCAGAGCTTTTGATTACTACAAAAGGATAAATAGCGGCGGTAAAGGTGTTCAAGAAATTTTAAAAGAAGCGGGGGATAGCTACGGTGCCGCTAAGCGTAGAGCGATGGCCGCTAAGATGCCTTGGAACGGTGATGTCGAGGGTGACTTCAAACAGTTTTTATACGGCCCTTATAATTTCACTCAATTATCCGATGGTACATATGTGGCACCTTGGTTAAAAGAACAAGCCCAGGAAAAGATAGGACCTCCTGTTCAAGAATCTGACGCAGAGAGAAAAGAAAGGCAGGATAGAGAAGCCATAGAAGATATGAAGGCCAAAAGGGAGGAGCAGAAAGCTCAAGCCCAGGCAATCGCACTCGACCGAGACCCCGAAGCCCGCATGCTTCGCATGCAAAATGCGCAGGCTCAGAATAATCCTTTCTTATTTGGAACCGAGGGAGTATCCGCACAAACCGACCGCTTTTTAGATGTCGCCGGTCGTGAAAAACCTTTCAGAAATTATAGCGACGCAAGAATGCGGGCTAAGCAGGATCTTGATATGGATTCTCGTGCATTTGTAGCAGGAGCCGCTCGCGAAAACATCAGAGAATTAGACCGTTTGGATCGCGGACGCAGGGCTACGGTCGATAATAATTTCGAGAATATGATGCAATGGACTGTAAATAATTCAGAGCATGAAATGGCTAAAAAAGGCCCGAATAATTGGACTGATCAAGAGAAGATCAAGTTCGTACAGGCTTTAAATCTTGGCAAAATAAATTTAGACGAACCAGCAGCCGCAGCCGCAGCTCCGGCTCCAGCTCCAGCAGCTCCAGCAGCTCCAGCTCCGCAGGCTCCGATGGCACAGGCTCCAGCTCCGCAGGCTCCAGCACCGGCTCCGCAGGCTCAAGCACCAGCACCAGCACCAGCGGCTCAGGCTCCCGTAACTATCGACGATCCTGCAAAAGCTGACTTAGTGGATAGCCGCTATAAATTACCGGCCTACAGTCAGCAAGTACCTCCAGCTCCCGAAACAAAAGAAGGTTTTACCGTAGGTTTGGAGATACCAGGTCATCGTGTATTCGATTATGACCCAAACACACCGCCTCATCCTGGAGGGGCTGGCCGCGGTCGTTCAGGTAAAAAACAATTTAACATACCTGCACTAGAGTTTTTAAATCTGAATAATTATACGGCTCGCGAAGTTCCCATAGAGACGGTTAAAAAAAG